CGCTGGTGAAGCATGGATTGGTCGTGCAGCAGATAGACAAGATGGTACATTAACTGTACAACTTGGTGGTGATTCCGCATCTGGTACTAAGTTTGAAATCGTAGACCGTGCTTGGTCTAAGGTCATGTACTCCTTCAGTGGAGAAGCTCCTTCTGCTTCTTTGCATGTCAATTCTAGTGGTAATGTTGGAATAGGTAGAGCAGCAACTTCTGGTTACAAACTAGACGTTAATGGTGCTGGTATGGTTCAAGGTAGTTGGAGTATTGACTCTGCTAATGATAACTCTGGTGCTCCTATCTACTTCAAAGGTGCTTCTTCTGCAAGAAACTTCAGAATTGGTAACCAGATTGGATGGAACGATGTATTTGAAATCACTCCATCTACTGCTAATGGTAATGTTACATGGCAGAATACTCCTGCACTAGGTATACAGGGATCTACTAGAAGAATTGCTATTAACACAACTAACTTCTCAGGAACAGATACAACTGTATCACCAAATGTCAATAGAGATTATCAGTTAAATATTCAGGGTGATGTTAACCTTAATGGTCAACTCTTCCAGAATAATGCTGAGTTCGTTACTTCAAGATGGACTAAATCTCCTAATGATAATGACATCTACAGACAATCTCTTGTTGGTATTAACTTCTCAACAGACAGAGATCCTGAAGAGGCATTAGAAGTTGAAGGTAATATCGAAGTTAGTGGACAATTAGAAGCTAATGGAGATAAGCAATGGTTGGATCAATATGGTGTCATTAAGACTAATAGAAATTCTGTTAGTGAAAATATAACCATTCCAGCTCAGAGCAATGCATTCTCATTCGGACCGTTAGAAATCACAAGTGGCAACACAGTTACTATAGATAACAATGGTTACTGGACTATATTATAAATAGAAATGATAAATAAAGTTACGCGGAAATACGTCACAGGGTAGTTATGTCACAATTAACAGTTGGAACTGTAGTTACTGGGGCCGCTAGTTTAAGCGGAACAGGACTTCGGTTACCCTCCTACACTAATTCAAACAGGCCAGGATCGCCTAATAATGGTCAACTGATTTGGAACTCGGAAGAGGCCAAAGCACAGATTTGGGGTGGTTCTGATTGGGAAGACGTAGGTGGAGGAATCCCTGCTGCTGCCAACATAACACGAGGTGCTTACTTAGTATCTGATGGAGAAAATGGAGTATTCTGGGCATACCCAGGACAAACTGTTGCCTCTGCTCCTTTAACAGGATTTAGATATAGAAGTTTGATTACTCATGGTTATTTGATTGCTGGATATAAAGGATCTAATCCTTGGAGAACTGTTAATAAGACTTGGCACGCAAACGACGTAACTTTCTATTGTGGTGAACAACTTGACCGTGCATTAACATACGCTGACACATCTTGGAGTGATTACTTCGGATATGGTCATGGATGTGTTAACTCATTCACTGGAAACTCTAACCATACATGTTCGATCAACCTCCATACTGGAATGAGACGAATGTTTGGTACATCTGGTAGTAACCCTGGCGGTGGTACTTATTCACCTTCTAACTATGGTTGGGAAGGAGATGATCCACGAGGTGTCATGGGATATGGTACTGTTGGTGGTTGGAATATGCCTGTCTCTAGGGACAGAAACTCTTCTGCTACTTGTCAGAAGCAACAACATGGATACAACCTTGGTGGAGGTAACTCTGCTGTAGGTAAGTTACACTTCCCTTCAGAGATCATGTATCAGTCAGGTAACTCACCTTCTGGTTCTGATCACACTGCATCATGTGGTGATGAGGATAATACATGGGCTTCTTTCTCAGGTTCTAGACACACATGTAATCAGAACAATGATAGTTGGTCTGGTTGGTCTTCAAACGCTGCTCCTGATGGAGTTTGTAAGTTCCTTCCTTCCAAATACGGACACTTCTATGCTGGTACTGGTAACAACGTTACTACACCTTGGACTAAGTATAATGGTTCTAATGGATCAGGTATTAAGAATGGATCAAAAGTTCGTTCTTATGGAGAAGAGAACTTTGAAATGGGACAAGATCATGGTTATATGATGGGACAATTCGATGGACAGCAGAACAACCACACTACAAAGTGGGATTATACTACTGACGTTGAAACAAATATGGGTGCAACAACAAGACCCAAAGGCCATTATGGTCAATCATCTGGTGGCTGTGCTTCAGCAGCTGCTTCTGTTACCGCTAACCAGGCACAATAAATGAGATACATAATCGTCAACGAAAAAGAAATTGATCAGAATCAATTCGTAAACGTAGCGGAAACGCTAGATGAGAGAATGCACTATAGTGAGATATTCACTTTGATGCACTTTTCTTGTGTAGAGATTAGCGAAGATTACTGGCAAGTAATTTCTAAAGATTGGGAACATAAGTATAAAGAACTTACTGCTGCTCAAGCATATAACGGATCAAACTTCTTTGGTGAAGTAAGACCATATGGTAAGGTTATGGCAGCGAATAATGAAGCTGGTGTTGCTCAAGCATGGACTCCTGCTGGCGGTGTTCTAAAGACACCAGTTGAATTAACAGCAGAGAACAAGAAAGCAATCATGGACTTCATGATTATTTTTGCAAAAGAAATTGTTGAAGATGAGTTTAACGTAAGAATTAGAAATCTTAGAGATACCTCAGAAGTAGAAGTTGCATCATGGGAAATTCAAAAGCATGAAGCAAGAGAATGGTTATCTAAAAGAGGAGCAGATGGAAGTAGAACTCCTTTCCTAGATTACCTTGCAACAGAAAGAAGCTTGACAAAAGATGTTTTATCAAATAAAATACTTGTTAAGTCTGAGGCATACGAAGATAAGTTATCAACTATGCTAGTTGCATACCAGAAAGTGATTAAAGAATTTGAAAATTGCAATTCTGTATGGGACCTAAATATAGTATATGAGGATCGCTTAGGCGTTATTATGCCTCAATCTCAGGCCATCGAAATGGGTAGAACTGTTTCAGATACTGACTGGGATCGTAAACCTGATTATGATATAAAAGCACATGTCTTTAAGTTCTGATAATATTAAAACTGGTCACGAAGTAACCAAAGCAAATCTCGCAGAGTATTCAGATATAATTGCAGATATAAACAACATCGTTAGTACAGATGGTGGGCAAGTACATCTTGCAAAATCTTTTGTGGATGAATTTGATTTTACAAAAAATGATCTAGCAATTCTTGATGGTTGTATGGATTTCCAAAGTGGAATGACCAACTATCAATGTGAACACTTTGTCGCAGATACACAAATAACTCCTTGGAGAAAAGTTCGTCAAGCATTGATGGAACTAGAAACAAGGTACCATGCTTATATGGAAAATAGGCACAGTCTTAGAAAAGCAGAATTACTTAGAAAGAAATTCCTTCGTTCTATTGAAAATGTAGAAGCAGAAGGTGGAGATGATATTGATGCTGGATTTATTCAGATTGATTTAGAAAAGAATGATTATGACATTGGTATTTGGAGACGTAAACTACGTCAATCAGAATTAGAAATTAAACATTTCTTGGATGTTGTTAACAAGTATGTTGATGATGAGCATCCATTAGAATACTTCATGGAAGAGCAGCACGATGAAGAGAGACTTTATTGGGTTGCTAGGATGGGTAAGCAAGCTGCTATGGATATAATTTCTTATGGTAGAATAGGTGCAGGTAATATGACTACTATACTAGACATGCCTGAAGAAGATCAAGTTAAGTCATTAGAGGTAGCAGTTCAGTTTTCTGGAATGATTGGTGGAGGTATTGATAAACTTCAAAAAACCTTCGGGCCAGCAATTCAAAAGCAACTGGAAGAGGATGGCATCACAATGCCTAAGTTCTTAGCACATAAATATACAGGACAGCTCCATTCAAATGAAGCTAATAAACCAAATCGTATGTTAGAGGAAGAAAAAGATGCCTAATAGTCCTGGTGCAACCTGGTCAGCAAGTGCTCCACGATGGGAGGAGCTTCTACCAATTATACATTTCAAAGTATATGATGTATATGAACTCGAAGATAAGAACAGGGATTTAGATAGACCTGCACTTCGTGGAATAGCAGAAGGTAATAAATCATTACTGGTTAATGCTGATAACGAGCAAATTTTCATTGATAGATGTATAAAAGATTATGGAGAAAATATTCTCGATTCCACTCAATACAAAGTTACCTGAAGACTTTGTAGAAAATTCTTTTATACCATATCTTAATCAGTATAAAGATTATATCTATGATATTTACTTCACATGCCGTATGCCTCCTTTCGAGCAGGATGCGATGGGAGATGTTATAGATGGTGATATAAGAGAAACAACACTAAATGCTCTGTACATATCAGAGAAGACTGGTATTCCTCTATCAGCAACATTCAATAATATCCAGGTTACTCCCAACCAAAGTAATCTGGATATTTTCATTGAAAACTTCAGGCCATTATATGATGCTGGTATTCGTATTGCTACGATACCTCATACAACATGGTTGTTGACTGGTCAGATACAAAAAGAATTTCCAGAACTTTATATTAAGAATACAATTCTTAGAGAAGTAACAAGAGCAAATGAGATAGTTAATCTAGCAAAGGCAGGATTCAATTATGTGAATCTTGATAGAGATTTAATGCGTGATCGTGATCAGTTAGATAGGATCATGAAAGCTAAGGCATATTGTGCTGAGATAGGTAAACCAGTTAAGATATCATTACTTGCTAATGAGTGGTGTTGGGGTGGATGTCCGATCATGCCAGAACATTACCATTACAATATGGTGAGAGGAAAGCAACAACCACAATATTTCAATGATGCTATTAGTAGAGTATCATGTTCTAATTGGGATGAGAAAGATCCTGCCAATGCTTTAAAGCAAGCAACTATACCTCCTTGGAGGAATGATTGGAAGGAGTTTGTAGATTTAGGTATTGATGTATTTAAGATGCATGGTAGAGAGAATGCTATGCGTTTGATGGAGTCTATGGACATCATTAAAAGATGGGTTGATGGTGAAGAATTATTATATCCTCAGTTTGATGAGTATATTGAAGATACTACTTTAGAAGAGAAACCAATTGATATATGGCGTAATAAGATAAAGACTTGTAAGTTTGATTGTTGGGATTGTAATTATTGTGATTCCGTTATTCATTCTAGGATGAAGAAGAATGAGAGAACTATGGATAAAGATATAGAATTAGTTCTTAATTCTATTGATAAAGCAGTAAGACGAGAGAGTAAATTTGTAGAAGAAGGATATGATATTCCAGGATTATCTTCAAATATAGTCAGACATTTCTTGAATAACTTATGTTCTAAAGAAGATGCAGTATATTTGGAATTAGGTGTACATGCTGGTAGTACTTTTGTTGCTGCTACAATGGGACATGAAATAACATCATTTGCTGTTGATGATTATTCTGAGCAGAATATCTCCCCATTCCGTGAAGATGATATTCAATCTGAGGGAAGAGTAACTTTAGGCCACAAAGGATATCAAATGTCTAATCCTAAGAATACTATTCTTAGATCATTGAGACCTAATCAACATTTCTATGCCAAGTCAATTCAGGATCTTAAGTTTCCTATGTTTCATGGTAAGAAAGCAAATGTTATTTTCTATGATGCTGATCACGAACCACAAGCAACATATGATAATTTAACTTATCTTTATACAGTTATGGATGATCAATTTATAATTGTAATTGATGATGCTAATTTCATGGGTGTTGTTGAAGCAGTGAATATATGGGTCAAAGAGAATGAGATAAAGGTTATGTTTGATAGAAAAATATTAACTGCTATTCCAGAAGATCCTAATAGTTGGTGGAATGGTATTCATGTAATGGTATGTAAAAAATGAATTCTTTTAAAAACCAGTATATAATAATCAAGATGGAGGATGATTATTATGATCTTATATTAAAACAACTTGCAAAGGCTAGAAGTGTAGATCGTAATAATAAACCAATAGAAGATTATCAAGAATCTAAAGTAGAAGGTTTAGATTTTAAAGCTGGTACATATGATAAAGCAAACAGACTTTCTAAATCTCGTTTTATAGATGATGAACGTTTATATGGATTGATTGATGGATTTGTACGATTTGCTAATTCTAAAGCAGAGTGGAATTATGATATTGATTTTATAGAACCTATGCAAGATACTTTATATGAAAAAGGTGGTTACTATGATTGGCATATAGATGAATCCAATTGGTTTCCTGGTAAGAGACAGACTAATAGAGTACGTAAACTTAGTTTTACTATACTATTGAATGATGATTTTGAAGGTGGTGAATTTGAGTTGTTTGCTGATGAGAAGAAGATTATTCCATTAAAGAAAAAGGATGCTATAATATTCATGGGTGATACACCACACAGAGTTAGAGAAGTAACATCTGGTGTAAGGAAATCATTAGTCGGATGGGTACAGGGGCCGCCATATAAATGAGATTTATTAGAGAATACCAATTAAAAGATCTTTCTATATGTGATACTATGATAGATCTTTTTAAAAGAGGACATCAGAAAGCATTAACATATCCTGGTAGGGTAGGTGGTGGAAGTATTATTCCTGACATTAAAAGGAGTACAGATTTTTCATTGGATGATGCTAATCAATTAGGAAGGCCAGATGATTTTAAGTATGATCTATATCATAACGAATTGGATGGTTTCATTGATGATTATCTTAGTACCTTACAAATAGAGAATATAGAATTTGTTAAGAAGAATCTACCACAGATACAATTCTATAATCCAGGAGAAGGATTTTATACGTGGCATGTAGATGGATCTGGACTTGATGGGTGTGATAGGGCATTTGTTTATATTACATACCTTAACGACGTTCCTGGTGGCGGTACAGAGTTCTTCTATCAGGATTATACAGTAAGGGCATTAAAAGGAAATACAGTTATATTTCCTGCTGGATTGACACATAAGCATAGAGGACAAATATCTCAAGATCATGAAAAATATATTCTTACAGGATGGATATGGTGGGGAGCATGAATAAACCAATAGTAATATATGATGTATTACCAAGAAATGAAATAGATTCATTGTATGCTTACTTTGATCGTAAGTCACCTGCTATTAATAGTCTAGCAACATGGACGTATAACAATGCATCTTATGGGAAAGGTGATCCTATATCATGGCAGCATCCATTAAGAACAGATTTAATATTTGAGAAGTGTGCTACCACAGTTAAATTAAAGATGATGAAACATCTTAGAAGGCCATTAAAGTTATGTAAGATACATGTTAATGGACAAACTGCTGGACAGGATACAGTATTTCATAAAGATTTTCAAGATGATGACGTATGGACATTCATTTATTTTAATCAACACTACTGGAATATAGAATGGGGTGGTGAGTTTGTTGCCCAGAGTCCTGATGGTGCCTATCATTACACACCATATATACCAAATACAGGTGCATTCATTCCTTCTAATTGGGAACATAAAGGACATCCTCCCAATGATTTAATTGGGAATGATATACGAACAACCATTGCATTTTCTTTTTGTGATCCTAAGATTCATGCTAAAATAATAAGTCAAACAACTAGGAAATGGTATTAGGAATTCGCGAATATCCATGTCAGATAGATCATGAAGATCTAGATACTTTGATTCATTTTATTGATGGTATAAAGTATCAAGATAATCCTACTGTTGCTAAGACAGAAGATAATTTTTTAGATTTTGAACTTTCAGTATTCAAAAAATTAAAATGGTCATTCTATGATTCGTGTTCTAGATATTGGGATATGGATGTATTTGATTACAAGGTAAATTCTTGGGTGTATGTTGATTGGAAAGGTAATCCAAAAGAACCTTACATGCACGCTCATAACAGTGAGAACCCATATACTTTATCTGGTATAATGTTCTTACGATTTACTAAATCATCTGGAACTACAATGTTTCCATTACCAGGAGGAGACAGATATTTTTTACCAAAGAAGATGCTGACTTGGTTTATATTTCCATCTAACCTTCCGCATATTCCTGGTAGAGGAACAGATGAAGAAAAACGTTACTCACTAAGCGCAGATTTATATTATGGACGATAGTATTAAAAAGCAAGAGGCTTTAACTTTTGTTGCAGAGAAGATGCCAGCACCAATATATTCAGATCTTCGTGCTTACTGTGAGAAGAGGAGACATGATGAGGTGTGGGATTATAATTGGAAGTTAGCAGGTGCTCTAGATCAACAATCAAGTTTAAGTGATCATAAATTGGAATGTCCAGATTTAGAAGATTACTTATTATTCAATGCTAATAAGTTATGGAATACTATATATTTGACATGTCCTTGGGAGTTTAATACTTGTAAGGATCCAACTAGGTTTATGAAACTTAAGAGTTTATGGGTTAACTATCAGAAAAAAGGAGAATATAATCCATGTCATACTCATGCTGGTATTGCTAGTTTTGTTATCTTTGTTGACATACCATATGGCCCTGATGAAAGAGATACTCATATGAGTAATGGAGGATTGCAAATAGAGAAAGCAGTATTGCCATTAGATAGTTCATGGAATGGTACTCTTGTTTTGTTTCCTGCAACTACAATGCACGCTGTTTATCCTTATTATACTAGTGATAAAGAAAGAATAACTGTTGCTGGTAACATCACATGGGCAGTGGAGGGACCAGATGAAGAGCATTATTGATGACTGTATTGATAAATCATATCAAAATACAGTAGAGGATACTCTTAGATTTAATACAGACTTTAGATGGGTCTATCATGACAACCTTGTAGAGGATGGTGATCATCAACTGATAGGATTCTCTCATATGTTTATTCTTAATGGAGAATCATGTAGTGACTTTAGTGGATTGTTAATGCCACTTGTATATGAAGCATGTGATAATGCAAATTTAAATATATCAAAGGTAGTTCGTGCAAGATGTTTCCTTCAAACACCTGGAGTTAGAGAGCATGAGTATGATCAGATGCATGTTGACATACCAGATTTTCATAATGTATGTCTATATTATGTGAATGATAGTGACGGAGATACGTACTTCAGTGATAAGATGTACGGAGATCCCGTTGGTGAATATGGCATAAATACTACTGTCTCACCAAAGAAAGGACGTTGTGTATTCTTTGATGGTTTACGTTTTCACGCAAGCAGCAAACCTACACAAAATTCTAGATTTGTGATAAACTATAACTTTATACCCTGATTACATATGGATCCCGCAGAATTGAAAAAGAATTTTACTGATCAAATTGAGAAAACCGATGCTCAGATCAGAGAACTAGAGCAGAATCTAGAAAAGGCAAAGGAATATAAAACCAAGTTAACTGGTGGCCTAGAAACCATAGAACTTCTTAATCCTGAGAGTAAGGATGAAGCACCAGAAGCACCTGCAATAACACCTGAAGTAGCTCCTTCCTAAATAACTAAGAAGGAATCTGGTAACTGATGGCAACACCTACCACTAAAGCAGAACTAATAACGTACTGCAAAAGGCAACTAGGTGAACCTGTTTTACAGGTAAATATTGATGATGAGCAAGTAAATAACGTTATTGATGACACGTTTCAATTCTTTAATGAGAATTGTTACAACGGCATGGAACGTACTTATTTACGCCATGAAATAACTGCGGATGATAAAACTCGTCTTGCATCTACGGTAGATTCTACGAAAGTAGAGGGTGCTGTTACAACGACTTGGAAAGAAGCGACAAACTATATCCCGATACCAGCTCATGTGACTGGTATTAGTAAAGTATTTGGAATGGTTGGTAACTCCATTCGTTCCAATCTTTTTGGTATAGAGTATCGAATGTTCTTGAATGACTTATATGCATTTGGATCATTGGATATTTTGAATTATTATATGACTAAACAATATCTTGAAACATTAGATATGGTCTTAAATAATGGTTCACATCAACAGTTCAGATTCAATCAACGTCGTGATCGTTTATACTTAGATATTGATAAGGATTTCCTTCAACAGGATATGAATTTATTAATTGAGTGTCATAGGATGTTAGATCCAACTGATGCTACTGAGATGTATAATGATATGTTTGTTAAAAGATACGCCACTGCTTTAATGAAGAAGCAATGGGGTCAGAATTTAATCAAGTATAAAGATGTTCAACTACCTGGTGGCATTAGTCTTAATGGTAGAGAGATCTTTCTTGATGGCCAGTCTGATCTTAGGATGATCGAAGGAGAAGTCCTTAGCAAATATGCAGAACCACCAATGGATATGATCGGATAAAATGCCTACTAGTTCCTACTTTCCAACTTATTACGCAGGAGATGCTGGTGAGCAGACCCTGTACCAAGATCTTGTCGATGAACAGATTAAGATGTTTGGTACTGATATCTATTATCTACCTAGAACAATTCTTAAAGATAATACGTTAGATGATATTGTCTATAACAAATATCAAGATGAGTTCCAAGTAGAGATGCTTCTACAAAATGTAGCAGGATTTGGGGATGGTGCAGAGTTCGTCAGTCAGTTTGGTGTAAGAATTACAGATGAGGTAGTATTCAGAGTCTCTAGTCGTAGGTGGGATGAGGTAGTTGCTGCCAACAATCCTGTCCTAACAACAGACAATAGACCGAATGAAGGAGATCTTCTATACTTCCCATTAACAAAAGATTTGTATGAAATAAAATTCGTACAACAGGAGATACCATTCTATCAGTTTGGTAAACTCCAATTTTATACTATGACATGTGAGATCTATCAATATGGTAGTGATGATATATCTACTGGCGTTGCTGAGATAGATCAACTAGAAACTATATTCTCCAGTGCTATTGCCCTTACAATGGGTGTAGGTGGTACAGGAGACTTTACAGTAGGTGAAAAGGTCACAGGTGCTACATCTGGATCTGAGGCAGAAGTTAAGTCTTGGG